CAGAGGCACCACCACCGCCACCGATGCCGATGCCGCCGGTTCCACCAAAACCACCAGGCGAGTTTTTAAGGGATAATGGTATCTTGCACATGGATAAAGAATTTAATCAGGAAAATTGTATGCCATTAGTTAAGATGATTATGGAGTATAATTTAATGCCAGAAAAAGAGGCACCAGAAATTATTCATTTGTATATTAATAGTCCAGGTGGATTCGTAGACAGTTGTATGCATCTTATTGATGTAGTAAAACAATCACGAATTCCGGTGTATACATACGGAATGGGTTCAATTGCATCGTGTGGTGTTATGCTTATGATGGCTGGTAAGAAAGGACATCGTTATCTAACACAAAATACAGCAGTGATGTCGCATGAATTTAGTGGTGGAACTCGTGGTCAATATCACGATATGCTAGATGCTCAGGCACATATGGAATGGACTAATAAAAAGTTAATGGAACATTATATGAAATGTACAGGAAAGAAACAAGCATATATTCGTAAACATATGTTAGCACCAAAAACAGACCATTGGTTGACTCCAGAAGATGCAGTCAAGCACGGTATTGCAGATAAAATAGTTGAAACATATTAGTATTGACAAAATGGTAATAATTTTGTATAATACAGTAATAACTCTAGAGAACTAAATGTCAGAAGTCAAAAATTATTCCGCAGATATGCAGAAATTATTCGTTCAGTTTATGCTGACCGACCCCCAGTTATTCACTAGAATCATGGGAATTGTGGATGACCGTCACTTTGACAGAGAAGTTCGAGATGTTGTAAAATTTCTTATTTCGTATAGTAATGAATATCAGACTATGCCATCAGTTGAGCAGATAAAAGCAGAAACTGGGCAGGTAATAGAGTTACTTGATAGTATAGAACAACATAGTGACTGGTTTATAGATGAGTTTGAAACATTTTGCAGGCACAAGGCAATCGAACGAGCAATCGTTAATAGTGCAGATTTACTTGAAGAAGGTAAATATGGCGAAGTAGAAACAACAATCAAAGATGCAGTTCAAATAGGATTGACGAGGTCATTGGGTACAGATTATTTTGATGACCCAAGAAAAAGACTTGAACATTTAAAGGAGAACAATGGACAAGTTACTACAGGTTGGAAAGATTTAGATGATAAACTTTATGGTGGTATTAATCGAGGTGAAGTAACTATTTTCGCTGGTGGTTCGGGTTCAGGCAAATCATTATTCATACAGAATTTGTGTTTGAATTGGGTACAGATGGGAATGAATGTCGTTTATGTTACCTTAGAATTATCGGAAGAGTTGTCGGCAATGCGTATTGACGCAATGGTAACTGACCGTAGCACCAGACGTATTTTTAAAGAACTCGATGATGTTGAATTACAAGTTAGAACAGTTGGTAAGAAATCTGGAATGCTTAGAATTAAATATATGTCATCAGGTTCAACGATTAATGATATACGTTCGTACTTGAAAGAACTTCAAATCGTTACAGGCAAAGTAGTTGATTGTGTATGTATCGATTATCTAGACCTTGTCATGCCAGCGACTAAGAAGGTTAATCCTGGCGATTTGTTTATTAAAGATAAGTATGTCACAGAAGAAATGCGTAACTTTTCTATGGAAACACAGACAGTATTTGTTACAGCATCACAATTAAATCGTTCAGCAGTAGAAGAAATTGAGTTTGACCACTCTCATATTGCTGGTGGTATCTCTAAAATTCAAACTGCTGACAATGTTATCGGCATCTTTACAAGTAACGCAATGAGAGAACGAGGCCAATATCAACTCCAATTATTGAAAACACGAAGTTCAAGTGGTGTTGGTTCTAAAATAAATCTAGTATTTGATAGAGATAGTCTAAGAATTAGTGATTCAGATTTAGATGATGACGATTTAGCAGTCGGAACTCAAGATTCACAAACTTCAAAGGTGATGGATACATTAAAAAGAAAAAGTACCATAACAGACTCTATTGATACTACATCTGCTATTCCACCAGAGAAATCAGAGTCAGCCATCAACCTTCGGGCTATGGTAAAGTCAAAAAAGTCCAATCCATTTGATGATAATTGATAAATACTGATAACGGAGAAATTATCTCTTGGAGAACAATTTTATGACTAGAAAACCTCGTAGAAGTCTATTTGAAGAGTTAAACTCAATGGCGATTTCTAAAAATGAGCCAGAAAGATTTGTCGAACAAAAAGGCGAACATATAATTTCTGGCGCAATAAATTTAATTGAATTCATACATCGTGAATTTGATGAGGAAGTTGCATTAGATTTAACTAAACGTCTTGTTAATAGCATACGTAGTGGTGACATGAGAAAGTTCAAACGAGGAATAACTCATGCGAAACGAAAAAATGACACTTGAGCAACAGTTAAAAGAATTAAAAGTTCTTGCAGGCATCTATAAACCATATAAAGTGAAAGATGAACCACAAGAAAACATTTCTTATATAGGAACTGCAAAATCTAAGTATCAAAAGAAGCATAAAATAGAACCAGGAACAGATGATTGGTTTAGACTTTGGTTTGCTCGTCCCAGATTAACAGGCGAGTCTCCATACGGCAAGGAATGATATGAAGATTAAAGAACTTAATTTATGGAAAGGTCGAGAACGTAGATTCAGAGGACCTAGAAAACCTCGTAATGTACAAATTGGCTTTCATAAGAGAATGAAAGAACTTATTGACGCCGCTATTAAAGAGGCAGATAATGGAGCAAGAATTCAACATTTAGAAGACTTGGTCATATGGCACGGCTCTGAAGGTGGTAAAAAATCAATTCAAAAACTACATCAAGTAGAATCTTCACCAAAATCAATTAGTATCAAATGGGATGGCTCACCAGCCGTTATCTTTGGTAGAAATGCAAATGGAGAATTTGTATTAACCGATAAAAGTGGATTTACTGCAAAAGGTTATAACGGAAAAGTTACAAGTGGCGATGATTTAGAGAAAATGTTTCTAGGTAGAGCCAAAGGCGAGATAGATGATAGTAGACGAGATTTTGCATCAAAGATGAAGAACATATGGAACACTGTAGAAAGTGTTATACCTGACGACTTTAGAGGATACTTACATGGTGATTTATTGTGGTTCTCTACTCCACTGTCAAAAAATGGCAGACTTACATTCAAGCCAAACGTAACTACATATTCAGTAGATGCTAAAAGTGACATTGGTCAAAAGATAACAAATTATGATGTCGGTATTGTAGTACATCAGTCTATTGATTTAGAAGGAAATAAAAACAAAGTAGATATGGGACAACTTAGAGATGGTAAAACATTTATTATGCCACCAGTATACGTTACTCAATCTCCTGGCGTTGACCTTCCAGAAGTAGACAGATTAGAAAATTATTTAACAGCAAATGCCAAATCAATTGATACATTACTAGCAGTACCGCCCGAATTAAAAATGGCAGACTTTGGTAATATTCTTTACACTTATATTAATAATAGTGTAAAAGCGGGCAACCTAGACAAACTAGGAACAAATTTTAGTCAATGGGTTGAGACCTCAAAATTAAGTGGACCTAAGAAAGAACGAGTGGTTCAATGGATTCAACAAAACAGTGATGGCTTTGAAGCAATATTTACATTCATCAAAGGTGTTATGACTACAAAGAATAAGATTATAAAAACGTTAGATTCTCAACCAGCAGACATAGAAGCCAATACGAATGGTGAGAAAGGTGGAGAAGGATACGTAATAGATAAAGACGTGAAACTTGTAAATAGAGCAGGATTTACAGCGGCGAATATGAGGCAAGAGAGATAACCAGTATCACTTAATTAGTGCAAGTAATTATAGGAGAACTTGGATGGGCAAAAGAGCAGTACCATTCGTAGAAATAAAAAGAAATGCGAATACCCGTAAAGCAACAGCATCTAAGAAACATATGAGTCACGGTTCATTTAGATGTGTAAGACATCCCAACAGTAAAAGATGTAGAAACGGAAGTACCAAGTAAGATAAATACTATTATAATTGAGAAATGAGGGGAGAGTTATGTTTAAGGAGTCTAAAGAACACCTTATTAACAACGATATGACTTATTGGGAACATTTTATCTTTGCATTTATGTTTATGATAGAGTGTTTAAAGATGGTTTTAGCATTAATAGTACATATGGTTGTACCAGGATTTTTTACTACATATTCAAGTAAAAAAACTCTTGAAAATGCAAAAATGTTAGAAGAAATGGAAAGAAATTAAATGGAACAATATAGAGAAAAGTTAGAACTTGTAAATACATTGTCTGAAAGTAGATTATTCAGAACTAAAAAGATGGCGAATGATGTCAATATAGATGATGCGGCTGATTTAGTTTTTGTTCACTTTCTTGTATTGAATATATTTAATAAAGATTATGATTTTGCCCCATTGGCGAATGACATAGCATCACGCACTATGGTTTATAGAAATTTTGATTATTTCAGAACAAATGGAACGGATATGTATATGGCTCTTAATCGTTTGATGGGTAAAGATAATGATATCGGTGATGATGAAAAAGATGAGATAGCAAAAGAAAGACTTTCATTATATAAAGCCGATATTTTGAGATTTCTACTTCATTATTCAAACAATAGAAGCGATTCGTCATTTGAGCAAAGATATTTGTTACGTTATCAAAGAAATCTTAACGTTCAAGACGGCATGTTAAAATCAGTTCGTAGACTAGTTGGAGATTGGGATAATTTAAGTCAAAATCAGAGAGCATTGGTAGTAACACGTCTGGTTCAATGGTTCCGTAGAAAGGCAAGACTTGCAGAAATTCTACCAGCACTTCTAAAATTACAAAAACGTGGTAATTATTCGGTTGACGACAAAAAAGATGATAAGAAAAAGATGTGGGACAATCCAATAGTACAAACCGGCGCATTTATTGCCGCCCACCAAGCAGGTAAAGCCGCAGGTAAAAGATTAGGGCGAACAACCTATACTACAAAGAGAGAATATGGTCATAAATTCGCTGATAGATATAAAAGAGATTAATTAAATTTAATTAATTAAAGAGGGGACAAATTGTCCTCTTTTTTAGTTTTGCTTGAAGATAAATAACATACTGAAGAAGATAAATACAATTAGAAATTAATTTTATTTGAGGAGATTCTATGGCTGATAAAGAACCAAGATTAGCACATCTAGAAGCAGAGAGTTTGGAAACTCACGTGGCTGTATGCTACGAGAGATACCATCACTTTAATAAGTCATTGCTAGATATTAATACCAAGATTGACAAGAACGAAAAAGAGATGGATAAAGGCTTTACTGAAGTAAAGAGAATGTTGATATGGACAGCATCAACTTTGTTTTCTACTATGTTGATTGCCATATTTGCACAGATGTTTAACCTCTTATAAGAGAAACAAAATGTTATTTAATGAACTTGCCCAGGAAGAGATATACGAAGCAAAGTTAGTATATGCTAGAAAGGGAAGAACGATTATTCGTAAATATAGATGTGGTTCTGGAAGACTTAAGGGTAAAACAGTATCAACACCTGGCGCATGTTTTAAACCAGTTAATATGAAGAAACGTTTCACATTAGCAAGAACAAAAGCAAAAATGGGTGCAAGAATGAAACGTAAGTCTAAGATGACTCGTAGAATGAATCCAGCCAGTAAAAGATTAAAAACTCTAAATAGAAGATAACGGAGAATATAATGTCATTAAAAGATAAAATAGAAAAAACAATGTATGCTGAAGGTATGGATGATAGAATTCAGGATATTGCTAATCTTATTGGTGCTTCAGTAGAAGGCGTACAGAAAAGACTAAAAACATTGACATTTTCTGATTATATTTTTGTGATGAATGCAGTAGACAATAAAGACAAACTCTCTATTGAACGTCTTCTGGGATTGGTACATTCTCCCATTGATGACGTTGAAGAAGGTGCAGAGATGCATATTTCTCCAGACATAGCAAGAGCAAAAACACTTCAACACACACTTCCGAGTTTAGACAGAGAAAAATACGAACCACGTGATGGGCTTGAAGGACCAATTATGACAAAATCAGGCAAAGTAGTGTACTACGACCCGATAGAAGGCAGTTACTACGATCCAGACACAGATATCTACTTAACATATGAAGAATGGAAAGAATTAAGCGAAGCATATAGTACAG